AAATGACAAAGGCTCGAGCATCTATACTAGATTTTCCATACGCTTTTTTCTCTTTTTTTATTTGCCTAATTACTATTTTTTGTCGTTTTAAAATATTTTCAATAATAGCCGTATTATATTCATCATGAATAAATAATTTAGGAACCAATTTACCATAAAATCCGTTTCCGGCCTCTGTTCCTGATATAACCGTCCCTATAGGGATATCTTGATGGTGAAATAACATATCGCGAACCAAAAAACTTTTACCGGTATCACGACGTCCTATCAATACAATTACAGGTCCATTAGATCCCTCCAAATTAAATTTTATATTTTTCATGTTAAACTTTTTTAGTTCTAAATTCATATATAAAAGTACCGCATTTTAATTAAAGGTTTATAACGAATGATAATGTGTATTATATCTATTACTAAAGTATTGGTTTAAATGTAAAATATATATTATCATTAAATCGTATGTTCTCTCTTTATTATAGAAAAAACAATAATAGCAAATTGTTTGGTCAGTTAGAAAATACGGGGTTTTCCAGTGTTCAAAATTATATTCCAATTTACTCCGAATTTTTTGAATTAAACGAAACAAACCATAGTTTGATTAATTTAAATAGTAAGTATTCTATTTCATCTATTAAAGATACTCATGACAAAACACATTTTTTAATAGACGTATTGGATGAAGATGGTTCGTCTAGTGAAAAGGTTGCATTTTTCAAGTTTTCCCCATTGCTAAATCCTTTAAGTTATCTAACAGGTAAATACAAGCAATTAAATCGCGAATCATTATTGACGCCTACCATTAATTCAGTAATATCAAAAAAGGATACGCATTTAAAAAAAATACACGACACTAACAATACATCGTATGTTGACGGGTTTTTTTCTTATCTAAGTAGTAAATTATTAAACAATCACGACTTTGTTTTTGGAAATGATTACTATGGAACATTTGTTGGTGTTCAAGATAAGTTTAATATAAATGTATACGATGATTTAGATTATTTACATCAGTCGGAGTTTTTCCATAAAAATAGGGAAGAATTATTTACATTGGAGAAGTTCGATATGTCTTTATTAGAGGATGATACACGAAAATATAGAGAAAAGTTAAATGTAGAAGAAACAACAACCGAAAACACCTTATTATTGGATGAATTTGATAATGAATCATTTGATAAAGTATTTGAATTAACTACTGAAAATGTAGAAAAATTAACGCTTATGTATAAACAAAATCAAACGGTAGAATTAGAACTAGAAAATAATGTGGTATATGAAAAAGTAAAACGTAAAGACCGAAGTAGTAGCGATATTTCTAGTAATACAGAAGACGGTTCTGAAATAGAAAGCGATACAGACGATTCGTGTAGTGAAAGTGATGATGAAATAGATGTAGGAGATGATAACTCTTGTCCCGATGATATGAATGATGGAACTATTGTAGAGAATGAATTGGATGACAGCGAAGGCGTGGTCAGTTGTTCCAATAGCGAAATATCAGAATATTCCAGTTCTATCGATGACAATGTAAACTGTGTTATTTATAATTTTCCAATCCAAATGATTTGTATGGAAGAGATGAATGAAACATTAGACGATTACATAGAAAATAACGAAATGACTAATCTAGAATGGAAATCATGTTTATTACAAGTCATGTTTATTTTAATTACGTATCAAAAATGTTTTGATTTTACACATAATGATTTACATACCAATAATATTATGTATATAACTACTCCAAAAGAGTATATTTATATAAAATACAACAGTCAGTATTACAAAATCCCCACATTTGGAAAGATTTTTAAGATAATTGATTTTGGACGAGCAATTTACAAATACAAAGGTAAATTATTGTGCAGTGACAGTTATAATTTTAAAGAAGACGCATCAAACCAATATAACTTCGGTCCTTATCGCAACCACAATAAACCAGAAATATTACCAAACAAAAGTTTTGATTTGTGTAGATTAGGATGTTCTTTATACGATTACTTTATTGACGATTTTAAAAACGAAGATAAACAGGAAAACGAAATAGTTAAGTTGATTATTAAATGGACGCGCGATGATAAAACACGTAATATTTTGTATAAGAAAAATGGAGATGAGAGGTATCGTGACTTTAAATTATATAAAATGATAGCGCGCACAGTTCATCATTGTGAACCTCATAACGAACTAAAAAACCAATTATTCGACGAGTTTAAAGTATCTAGAAAAAAAGTACCTAAGAATGAAGATGTCAATAATATTGACGAAATACCGGTATACGTATAAGTTAAGTTGAATTAATGGGTTATCCATGGAATTGGTATGATAAATTAATATTATTTAAAAATAATATTAATTGGTGTATAATGTAATGTTACAATGAATTACATTACATACATTAAACGCGCACGCGATATATTAAAACTCAGGTTCGTTCGTAAAAATCTCTGGTGGATTAACAACCATTTCTTTTACTCCTCCAAACTGCTCCAACACAAAATTACCAGATACAACCGATAAATAAACAATAATAGTATCACGAATCATTATCTTTACAGGTTTTGGTTCTTTTACAATAAACTTCATCTCTAAATACTTAATTATAATGTATACCAGAGAAATCATACCAGCAGTTATAAAAATAGATTGTCCCATTTATATTTTTTTATTATATTTTTATCAATTATTTTACGCAAGTTAAGTATTTACATGTTATAAATTTAATTCAATAATTCAATATCGTCTAAAAGTGGAGGAGATACTATTTTTAATTCCTTTGATAAATCATGAATATCACTTACACCCAATTGTATATTGTTGTCATCGAATATTTCTAAATTATCTTCGTCATCTTCCTCTTCTTCTTCTTCTTTGCGACGTTGCTGATTTATTTCACTGATATGTTCGAGTCGTTCGATTGTTTTGGGGGCTTCTACACTTTCCTGCTCATTTGTTCCCATATTCAATACATTGTCAAAATCATTAAAAGAAATACCACTTGTTTTTTCATTTTCGATAAGTTTATTATCCTCTTCTGTAGTTTTTGCGACGGGTTCTATATCCTCATCTTCTAAACTTAATGGACGAGTTTCTTCAGAAACAATATTTTTTTCCAATTTTAGTATGGGTGTTGTACTGAATTCTTCATTATTTTCTGTTTTTTGTCCATCGGTTGATTCATCTACATTCTTTGATTCTTCCACTTCTTTTTCTATTTCTTTTTCTGTTATTTCATGAACAACCTCCTCATCCACCGTTTCATCTATATACGAACGCAATATCCTTTCTACTGGTATACTGTTTCGGATCACTTCAAGAATACTTTCTTTACATAATATTTCACATTCGCGCATGTTTTTTTGGTATTGCAATGGAGTTATGATTTTTTCAAACAAATATACATTTTTGTATAATTTTCTAGCAAAAGAACTATATACTTGGTGTATAAATGTATCAAGTTTGGGGATATCTAAATCTATCTTTTTTTGCTTTTGTGATACACGAACACTGGTTAAAATTTTAAGTTGAGCAATATGAACACATGTAAGCAAGTCTTCTAAATAATTACAACCGGTAACACTAATCATGCGTTTGCATTCATCTTGAATAATACTGTCATTCCATTTTGGAACTCTAGATAAGAAATTTTGAAACGTCATAAGGTATTTATCACCTTCGTCATTTTCAATACACAATCGTTCTGCATCATTAAATATAGATTTTACCCCATCAATAATGACTGGACTTAATATACTTAACAATCGACACGAATACTCGTTTTTTGCTTCAGATAAAACATTCACGTTGTAGTCATCCATTTTAAAATTATATAATATTTTCTAAATCAATATTTTTCCGCATAAATGTAAAATACAATACATAAAATATTAATATTTCTTCATTCCGTATTTGCTTTCTTACTTTATCAAAATACATTAGTGCTAAATTATCAGTTTTATTGTTTGCAACATAATGGATTAAGTCTAAACAACTATATCCTTTATTGTATAATGTAGTAGCAAATTTAATACAACTGTTTAAGGTTTGGTAATTTTTTTTATCTTTAAGGTATTTTTTAAGGCGAGTTTCTTTTTTCGCATATTCTTTTTTGTTGTATTGCTGGAACTGTAATTTATAAAAATTAATGTATTCATTGTCTATTTTTGGATTTGGTATATAAATACTACAAAATCTTGATAATATAGGATTTAATAATAAGTTTTTGTTTTCTGCGATAATGAAAAACCGTGTGCTATGACTGTATTTTTCAATACATCTTCTTAAAGCAGACTGAGCATCTGTGGTTAACTTATCAGCATTAAACAAAATAATAGATTTAAACAAGTTCGATTTATTTTGTATGTTTGTTTTGGCAAAAAACTTTAATTGGTCTCTAAAAAAACGAATTCCTTTACCGTGAGCACAATCAACGTACATTACATAATCCTTAATATATTTTGCGTTGTGTTCATAAACCTTTTCTATAAAATAATTTAAAATTGTCCGTTTTCCAGTTCCATATGGACCATGGAATACAATATGTGGTATTTTATTGTATTTAATAAAAAAATCCAACTTATCAATAACCGGTTTGTGTATAGTTAACATATTATCTACATTGCTTGTAAAATTATAATTTATTTCGCTTTTAAAAAATAAGTCAGACATGATGAATTATATATTGAAATATAACACGTTATATTTATATTTTATAAAGTGTTATGTTATTTATTTTAATAACTATTGTGTTTTAAGCAACACTGCTTAATGGTTTGGAATATGGATTTTTATTGAAAGCATCCAATAAATCGGGGTCGTAACGATTTGTTTGATTTACTTCACGCGTATTTTTACCACTTAGACTTCCATATGTTTCGATGCTACTAGCACTTTTTGGCATATTCGGAATGACCGGTGCTGAATTGGTGCTTCTGTTGCGCAAATTACTTACATTTTGATTTCCATCAAATATTGGTTGATTTCCTGCTTGAAATCGGTCTACCTTGCTTATGACTTCCTTATTTGGATTAAGAGATGCGTTATAAGCAGTATTGTATACTTGTCCTTTGTGTTGTGCATTGCCAGCACTACTATTTCCAATATATAAACAGTTGGTAGTATCACGTTGTTGTCCAATTGATTGATGTTCTGTATTTGTATAAGCCGCATCAAAAGCGGTGCCTCCATGCTTGGTATATTCGGTGTTTTCAGTTTGTTCACGAATGGTAGTTCTAGCAACATCTGAAGGGTTCCATACTCTTGAATTAGATACACCGTTTTTACCACCAGAAACATTACCGGTGGGTCGTTTGTGATGGATTACATTTTCCTTTAATGTTGGTTTAATAACATCTAATATTGGAGTTACCATTGCGTAGAATCCTCGTTCCACGATACCCATCGATTTTGTTTCACCTGTTAACGATCGCGAATTTGGTAGACTTTTGTATCCCGATTTACCATAATTACCATTACTTTCCGTCCAACCATTTGCCCTCGACGCTGTTCCTATATTCAAGGGATCCAATTGAACCTTTTGTGACTGCTGATGTTTACCAGATTGATAAATACCATTTGCGTTGGTAGTATCGCCTCCTCCAAAATATTCGCGTGTAGTAGAACTACGATTTTCTGGACGAAATACATGCGTAGTTGGAGCAGTTCCCCGTTTCTCTACACCAGTAGTTGTAAAATAACGGTCTGGATTGTTAATGAAAAAAGTGTCTGGTTTATGTTGTTCCATTTTCCCTAAATTACCACGCGGTCCTCTACGACCTATATGTTTTCCTAACATTTGACCATTGTATGTTTTCTTTGCGTTGTTTGCAACCCTTAATTCATCAACCGTTTTTGGTTTCCAACTATCTCTTTCTTGCATTCCAGAATTAAACCCCCCTGTTCCTTCGCTAGAGAAACCTTTGTTTAAACCAGGTCCTACTTGAATTTCTTCCCATGGTTTCGTATTGTTCATTTTTGAACTGACATTTCCTCTCATTCTGTCTTGTATAAAGTCTGTTGTAGAAGGCATGCCATTAATCCATTGCATATCC